TGTTTTTCTTCTTTTCTTTTGGATTTCAAAAGCAAAATTTCTCTACGCCAATATTTTTCGTTGGCCGACAGACCATTCCACCATCTTCGGCGGTTTAACGTCATCATTTATTTTCCCTCCTTGCCATAATTTGTTCATTTACAAGCACCCTCCGCAGCAACCCCACGGAATATTTTTGTTAACCAACTCTTCCAGTTCGGCAACATCACCTTTCAATTCGTCGGGAAGTTCGTCTACAGTGACAATCCACGGGCCTTCTTCAACCGCTTCTTCCCAGCCAGAATCGAATCCGCAGCCTCCACCAGAAACCAACGCTCCGCAGATAGAATATTGCTTGCCGTCTTTTTCAACAATCAGTTCGCCACGACAAAGATTCGGCCAAGCTCCGTCGTAAGAAATAAACTTAATCATCGTCTGCACCTCCTAAACTTTTTCAAGGGACTTTTTGTGTCACTCCTCAACTTTTTCAAGGGATTTTGAGCTGTTGCATTTTTTGCAACAGCTACAAGAGATTTTTGCAACATGTTACAGTTTTCTCTCCTAAATTTTATATTCCACTCCTAATTCCGCAGCCACTTTAGGCAAAGCAGCTTGCGCTTCTTTCTCTGAGCGGTATACCCAGCCTTTGTCTAGCAGGGCATACTCTTCCGGGAATCCGCCCCACCACAACGAGCGAACAACCCACTTACTGCCCAAAAGCCCAAAGGTATAATAAGTTTCGCCTTTCTTCGGCTTCCACGGTAATTTGACGATTTCTGCATCGCCACCCAGTAATTCGCTCAAAACTACGTAGGTAATTCCCCACTTCGCCCCTTTGAAATCAGCTCTTGCCACCAACATATTTTCGGCAAATTTAAAAGTCATCTCGTCGTATTTATCGACCTTAAACTCTTCGCCAAGCTCCACGTCGAGCATTTGGGCGATTTTTGGGATAAGATTTTTAGCCATGTTATCACTCCTTTATCGCCTTACTTGCTTTTGCTATTTTCTCAATCAGCTTATCCACAGCCTTGTCCGCGAAGTCACCTGTAGCTTTGATGTTGGCAGGTGTTATATGTTCCAAGGTGTACATAGCGTATATTTCTTTTTCTGTTGGGAGAAATGCTCCCAACATATCTAAAACCAAAGCTGTACAAACAATTATTTTAACTGCCTTAACGGATTCTTTATCCTTATTATCGTCTGTTATAACTGCCAATGTAGCTATCATAGCATATATAGTTACAATAATACCTACTATGCAGCAAAACCCTTGTATAAAGTCTATTCTCCCTGCCCAATAAATCAGCCACGGTGAAATAATTGGCTCGTTCATTACTCTTCCACCTTTCTTTCCCACGCCCGTTCGACGTTTTCCAACAGTTCTACTTTGGTTTCACGCCCGCATTTCGTACAGCTAATAGCTGCATATGTCAAATAATCAGCACCACCATAGCAGTGATGATATTTATAAAGTTTTAGCATCGCGCCACATTTACATTTTTTCATCGTTCGCACCACTCCTTAATCCACTCTTGCATTTCAATATTGAACCATCTGTATGCCTTCTTTAAGCGATGCAGATAGTATTTCAGCTTCTGCCTTTCACGGTTATTCATATCCCGAGCCACCTCCACAGTGCCACCAATGCAGCGATACCAATAACAACAGGTATGCCAGCAATAAGAATAACCATGATAACCTCAATCATGTAAGTGAGGGCTTTGCAAATCAATTCAATCATCATTCTTCCTCCCAAAACTTAATACCGTTTCTGGCCTTTTCGACCAGTTCTTTATGTCTTGCTTCCGCATCTTCTTTCCAGTAATATTGTTCGTAGTAGAGGTCATTCCAATTTGTACGGCCGTTTTCATCAATACCGAAAAGCATTATTTCAAGCGGCGCAATCGGAAACGGCTTATCGGTAATCATGATGCTTATTGGCAAGGCGACTGTTGACAAGATATACTCCTTGCCATCTATAGCGAACCTGTCTTTGAGAATTAAATGCTCACCCATACCGCTATTCCTCCTTCTTTCTCTCAGCCTTATAAACATCAACCGCCGTTGTGAGCGGCAGTATAGTCACCGGAAACATGAACCTCAAAGTTTCCACCGCTACCAGCCAGCGTCCATGCTGCCTAAAGATTTCTCCCTTGTACTGTCCTTTGATTTTCAGAATGTCGTCGGTGTAAATCATGTCACCATGAATATCTCTAACACCCGTAGCCGTTCTTTTCATGTTTGCCTCCCTGTTTTTCTCTCTATTTTCATCCGCTTTTCTAATTTTAATAAATTTTATTAAAATTATTTTTTGCGGTTTTTGTCGTAGTAACCGTTGTCTCTGCCGAGCATCGTCGCTCCGCAGCATCCGCACCTCAGAACGTACAGATTTCCACACTTTTCGTGTACCGTGTAAGCGTGTACCAGCTTTTTGATTTCGTTACCGCACTTGCAGCAGTACGGTCTGTCTTTGACATCAAACATCACGTTCTCAATTTCCACCTTGCTCACTCCTTGAATTGTATATGCCGCTCTCGCGAACGGAATATGGGCTAGATTTGTTTCTAGGTACGCTGTTTGTAACTTTATACCAGTCGCTCCTTAAAATTAAATCTAGCGGCATTTCCGTCGCTAAGAGAGCAAATTGCGCATAATGTCGGTTGCACTCGTCAGCCCACTGCTACGGTTCTCGATTTTTTCCTTGGGAACCCCGATGATTCCGGCAGGATTTCTGCCCAGTGCGTAGTCGCTCTTGGCTTTGGACTTGCTACGCCTACAAGCGTCCTCGTAAAATCTGCGCATCTGCGCCCTGACCGTCGGCATATCTTCTGCCAGAGAACACTGGAGTGGCAGCCAGCCGAAGCTGTTGACTGCTTGTGCAATCTCCGGCGTACTAAACTGCGGAGTTTTGCCCCACGGTGTCGCTTGCATTGCGCGCTCAATCTCACCCCAAGCCTCGTTCCAAGGCTTCATGCGTAGTTCTTCGTTCGTCTCACCAATAATTTCGGCGGCAGCATCAGCGATTTCTGCAATCGTCGGCAGGAAGCGAGCCTCAGCCACCAGTTTCTTGCAAGTTTTTTCAAGGACAACGGCAGGAATCGCCTCCGTGAACTCCATGTAAATCTTCATGCGCTTCACTTCTCCTGCTTGTCCGAAGGCTCCAAACAGAACAGCTAGGGTTTTTGCTCGCAGCTCTGCGTTATCCATTGCCATCCCCTCCAAACGCCGCCATCATCTCGTTGTATGCGCCCTCCACATCGTTTTTCTCTTTGCGAGGGCTACTGCTCGGTTTTGATTGTTTCGTCTCGCCCCTAGCGATGCCACGAGCCGCCGCTTGCACGTAGTTAAAGTTTCTCACGCCGTTGAGCACCGCAGACTCAATCGCTTGACACACGGGCAACTCTCCGACTTCTTCGATAAGCGCTTGCAACTTCTCAGACAAAATCGCTGTCATCGGGCAGATATTTGAGTTCCAGAGGGCGAAGGGATTCGGAACGCCCGGAGCAGTGGCAGCTTTATCTAACTCTTGCTCTTTCTTTATCTCTATCTCTTCTCTTACTCTTACTCTATCTCTACGTAACGCAGGTGCAACAACACCGTAACCATCGTGTAACAATGTTACGCTTTCGTCTGCTTTTTTACGGTTTCGCATGTCCCGCATACGGCTTGCTGCCGCGGTTTCAGAGCCTATCGCCTCTGCTGCTTTCGGCAAGGTAATTTCGCTTTCTGAGTCAGTTCCAATCAGTAACCCATGCTTTTGCAGAAAAGCTACTGTGACGGCTACGTTCTCTTCGTCCTCGTCAATGTCTAGAGCCAAGTTCTCCACGAACTCGCTTTCCGAACAGTCATATGCGATTCGTCCTTCGCTTTTGAGCGAGAGCAGCATCATCTTGAGATAAATTACGGTATATGTATCGCCACCAGCAATCTTGCGCAGCTTTTTAATTTCAATCTGACGAAAGAAATCCTCTTGCAATTTAAGCCACCAATATCTTTTACCCAAAACAGCCGCCTCCTTATTATTGTTTATTCTCT